ACACCTTTTTGAACGCCGAACCCGTGGCCGGGAGGCTCCACAGCATGCGCTCGTGCTCTGGGCGGAACTCTTTCATCACGTCTGTCAGCTCGTGATTCATGTCCTCTTCGATGTTTGCTGCAATTTCTTTGATGTCCGGCGTGACTTTTCCAATGATTTTGGTCTTGACCGGGCCCTGTGCAGGGAAGGTTTCGGTGATGGTTTCGGCTTGAAAACGCACCACAGCCTCGGTAATCATGGGGTGGAACACACCGCAAGCCCCATTCCAAGGCTCTGTGCGCTCTTCCATCTGCAAACCCAGCAGTTTTAAGCCTTCTGTGTAGGATTTTTCCCACTCTTTGCGGCTGTTTTTGTCATTCTCGATGTCCCGGGCCAAGTCGCTGGCCATGGAGCTGATCTTATTGTCCGCCATGTACTCGGCAAGGTTGTCGCCAAAGCCTTCTTCGTCCGGATCGCCGGGGGTCAGCGTGATCTCCATGCCGCCCATACCAATTGTGACCTCTTCGGGGTCAACAATCTCGATCTCCAGCGGGGCTTCGCCCATTGCTGCCTCGTCTATACCGATTGGCTGTTGGTACAGCGCCTTGTCAATGTTCGTTGCCATCGTTCAGTCCTTAATAGTATGCAGCCTTGCGGGCGTAGCTGTACAGATCGTCTTTCTCGTCGGAGTCCAGCGCGATAAATCCGCCTTGGCGGAACCGCAGGAGCGCCTGAGTTGTCGTATCCACGTAGTCATCGTGCTCTCCAACGGGGAAAGCAGCCATTTCTTCGATCACTTCCCGCGCCCAGCGCGTGTCGGGTGCCCAAACCATGCCAGAAGCGAACAGATCGGACACCGCGTTTAATCGTACCATCTTGTCATTGCCCCGGCTAGGGTTTGTCTCCTGCACAGGGATGCCCATGTTGCGCAATTCTTGGATGAGCGGCGCACCAGACGCCTTCTTTTCCACGATGAACGCATCGGGCTCCCATTCTTTCCAGTGTTTGAGCGCTGCGGCCTTCAAATCGGGGAACGTCATGCGGTCTTTGAACGCATCAAGCAGAATAATCTGGGGTTTGTCCCCTTCTTCCTCGTTGTAGAACACGCCCCACGTCGTACACGCGCTGTAGTCGGAGTTGTTCTTGACTTCAAACGCCGTATCCCAGCTCTGGATGATGTAGTCGCAGGGCGGCGGCTTGTCCGGTTCCCAAATTCTCCACATCTTGCGCGACACGATGGCGCTCGACTCACTGGTGGGCTGCTGCATGTACTGCGCGTTCCAATATCTTGGCTCGATACTGGCCTTTGTCGCTTTCAGTGCCTCCAAGGACCACTGCTCCGGCCACAAGGACTTCTCATCTTCTGTGTCCTCGTTCAGGATGGCCGGGAGTTCTACGATCTCCCACGGTATGGCGTCTGGGTTTTTGGTCTGGTAGTCGATCAGGCGACCCGTCAAGTCCAGCAGCGACCAACGCGTCATGATGACGATGATCGCCCCGCCCGGCATCAGTCGCTGGAGCGGGCCTGTTTGAAACCATGACCACGCCGTGTCGAAAGCCAGACGGGAGTTCGCCTTAACGTCCTGTTCGGAGTGAGGGTCATCAATAACGAACAGATCAGCACCACGACCAGCAAGAGCGCCGCCAACACCGGCAGCGTAATACTGACCGCCAGCAGAAGTAGACCACTTACCAGCCGCTTTCTGGTCGTCAGCAACCAGTGTGTTGGGAAAAACCTCATGGTACTCCTCCGTCTCAATTAAGTTACGAACTCGCCGACCAAAGTCTTCGGACAGACCCGCAGTGTGCGTGCCCATGATGATCTTCTTGTTGGGATACTTGCCAAGGAAGTAAGCGGGGAACAGGTAGGAGGAGAACTCCGACTTACCCATACGCGGCGCGATGTTGATGATGACGCGCTTTTTGCGACCCTCGATCACGTCTGTGAAGATGCGTGCGAGTTTTCTATGATGAGGCCCCACCTTGAACCCGGGGTACACGGCTGTAGCAAAACCCAACATGTTGGTCTTGGCAGCCTGAAGGCTGGCGCGAGACTCCCGAAGCTCAAGGTCAGCGAACAGCTCCAGCTTATCTTGCTTGGACATGTGCGGCAGCGCCCGAAGGAGCGCTTGCAGCTCTACGGTGGACAGTGTGGTCAGTTTGTCAAGCTGCATTGGGCGGCGTCACTTCAGAAACATCCACTACGTCCACCACCTGCATGAACCGATTGAGCTTGTCCTTGATCCGGGTCTCCAGCTCATCGTCCGACATGTCGGTCTTCTTGACCTCCACCCGTTCGGTGAACAGTGCAACTTCCGTGACCTTGCCCAGCATATCAAGCGCTTTGAGCCGAATGCGGGCGTCTGAGTGTTTTGTTTCTTCCAGAATCTGCGCTACGGCGTAGCCGCGCAGCTCCTTGGCCTGCTCCACAAACTGCCAGTCGTAGGCAGTGAGCATACCCACCAGATGCTGAACAGCCGCTGGGGTTTTAATTTGTGACAGGGCAACCTGCGTATTGGGGGCCGACTGGCCGGTAACCAAAGAGGCGAATGACTTGCGTGCTGCTTGGGCGTCTGCCTTGGCTTCGATCTCTTCGTCGTCCAGCCCCAGCTCTTTGAGCCACTCGGCTGTCTTGACTTGGGCGTCGATCGTTTGCGCCGCGTCTGCTTTTTCAATAGGCGTAGGCATAGCCGCAGGGCTCGTTTCCACTGCTGGTTCAAATTCGCCGTCGATCAGATGTTCTAGCATTGCGTAGGTTGGTGCTGGCGTGCACTTGTTTCCTCGTTGGACAAAGTGTACACTACATGTGAGTGACGCCGCAAGGTCTTGTCGCTTCTCCTTGGGAAAGTGAAAACTCCCCTTCAATCCCCGGCGGGCAACCTCCGGGGATTTTTTTATGGGTGTTGGTGGTTGAGTGCGGACAGGGCTTATTGCTTCCTCGCATCTCGTCTCCATGATCCCGTTACATCGCGTCATGCCCGGAGTCCACCAACATCTGTAGTGTACAACATTGGACAAGAGTGCATGGAATTTTTTATAAAATTTTTGAGGGTGGGTATTGTTTGCTTAAGAATTACAAAAAATGGATTTGCGGGTGAGAAACAGTGTTGTAGTCTTGATGGTCGGGGGTCGCCAAAAAGGGGTGGTAGGGGTAGGGTGGGGGTCGAAAGTTGCCGTTTCAGGGGGAAAATGAGGCCGAAAATACCCCGAAAATAGGGGGCTCAACCCCAATCAGAACGGGGGGTATGCACAATGGAGTTAGCTTAGGGATTGGCCCTGAGCAAAGCGGGTCACAGTGACCCGAAACCAAGGAGTATTTCAAATGACTACACTCAACAAAACAGCCGCATTTAAGGCACTCGATACATTCGCATCATCGCGGGTCAAACTCATCCAGTCTCTGCACGATGCGGGCTACACGTTGGAGACTGCACGCAATGTCGTGATCGAATGGGCGTGCGCCAAGACCGGAGCCGAGTTCCGTTGGAACAAGGCGGAGACAAAGGCCATGCTTGTCACCAGTAGCACGAACTACGAGGGCGCGAAAACCGTGGTGCGTGACGTCATGCTGATGATTCAAGGCACGACACGCCGCGAGTCATCCGGCGCGACTGAGAAAGACCCCGTGGAGCAAGCGATCAAGGCTTTGAGCAAGCTCACGCCCGCACAACTCAAGAAAGTTCTGGCCGCTGTTGCAAAGTAATTTTCGGGTCACGGTGACCCGTTTTCGTTCGACCCCGTGAGAGCGTGTCTCTTGCGGTGTTCTCATCATTGTCAAAAACTATCGCACCCTCGTGCGTCATAGCCAAAACCTTCATAGTTTTTCTTCATCACTTCACCCAACCCATAGGAATCATCATGCGTAACCTCAATCAATACCGTATCAAATCCGTAGGCACAGTCACGCTTGGCGTGACGGACTACCAGATGGAATACCACTACCCCAATGGCGGCAGTCAGTACGTCGTCTACGTTTACAAGCGCAAAGCCTTGCAAGAAAAAGGCATGACCTTCACCACTGACAAAGCCTTCTTCGACTGGCTTGCCAAGCAACCAAAACAACAAGACCTTTTCGGGTCACAGTGACCCGAAGATTAAAGAGTTTTCGTAGTGTCTAAAGAGTTTTCACAGTGTCTAAAGAGCTGTCCCGGCCTAGTCCAAGATTATGGCGTAGT